TTAGGCTGGTCACGATTCATGGCAAGGTAATCACTCCATGATTGGTAAGGTTCTGGTGGTATGACCTTACATTTAATGCCGCATGTTTTACCTAGTATGCTAGGCGTTACCTTGCGGTGCTTAGGTTTCTTCTCCTTCTTAATAGGGTATCTCATACTAGGTTATCCAGTAGCTTATTGATATACCAACGGCACTTCTCTAGGTTAGTACGTGCATCCTGCTTCTTGTTAGCCCTCCATGTGTACTTGATTATGTTACCTTTACAGAAACCTTGAAACTCTTCTGCACTTAATGCTGACTGTATAGCGTCAATGCATTCTACTCCACTAACTCCCTCCGACTTATAGTGGTTGGGATGATTAACTAAATCCTCTAGTGCATCATCTAAGCTAGCGGTTAACTCTGGTACTACATTCATTAGCCATTACCTCCGCATTTAGTATTGAAGTCTAGTGTAATAACATTACCTTCTCTGCCAACAATGCTAGAGGATGTACTTGGTTCCTCACTTTTGATTCCTAAGTCATCCAGTAAATCTTCTGTGTACTCAGCTAAGGCTTCGTCAAAGTCTGGGTTGTCTTCACAGAACTGTACCATAGCTGCCATCTTGTAGGCTAAGAACATAAGCTGTGCATGAGTTGAATCATCTACATCAGGCATATGGTTGCTGAATACAGACACCTCAAGACTAGAGTGGGTATCTGCATCATCCCTGTCAGATTCCACAGGCCGCATTAATACTCCAAAGTCATTCTCTGTCATGTCGATCATGCTGCTTCCTCTTCTATATGAATGTAGTTAACCATTGCAGGAACCTTAGCCTTTGATGGTATGGATGGGCGTTCTACTAGAGTATCCCAACACTTGTACTTATGCTGACAGAATCCACACTCAATGCTAAGAGTTAGGTTACCTGTCTCTACCTTACGAAACTTTTCTTTGATGGGTTCGTAACATCTCTCAAAAGAATCTCCGTCTACTATGCGATTAGCCTTATCCTCTAGCTTATCTAACTCAGCTTGCATATCAATGCCGTCAGCAGTTATAAACTTGAACTGACCATTTGCTTTGTTGATAACTATCCAACCACCTGCGTCTAAGTCTAACGCCCTACTGTACCCTACTAGCTGCCCTACATACCCAAAGGAATCATGTTCCTTAACAGTAGCAAAGTCTATCCACTTGTTTGCATAAGCCCAAGGACTACAAGATTTGATATCCCATACAGCACCATCAATGATAAGGTCAGGCGTACCATTGATAACATGCTTACCTAAGTTAAGCTTTAAGTGTTCACCATCCTGCCATATTACACCAGCCTCAGTGAGGATACCTTTCATGATCGCTTCAACAAGATCACCGAGGATCATGTTAATCAAGAAGCTGTTTGGAAAAGGTAAAGCATCTGTTGGCTGGTTCTTATCAAACCAAAGCTGGCAATAAGAACGACCTATGTTTGACATACGCAACCTAAAGTCTGGGTTACGCTTGTCTACGAGTTGCTTTTCTAACGCTAATTTAACATCGTTAACCATGAAGTCAAGAACAGGGCGGCTCATGCCACCCTCCCCTGCCACTACACTATTAAGATATTTTTGTACCATTAATTCGTGTATGTTCATGTTTACTCCACATCTATAAACTCATTCACTAAGCCTTCATCGGCACTGTTCAAAGTCTCCACTGCCTTAGCAGTAAACTCTGAGTTGATGTAGTCATTGTACTGCGTGATCCACTCCGAACTATTGCGGTGCATATCTAACACATGCTCTGTAATAGCTAAGTCTGAAGAGTAGTCAACGTCTACCTTGGGTACAAAGTAGGACTGACCATTGTTCATTTCACGCTCAAGACCTGTCACGTTAACTCTGAACTGGATGAATGAACGATTGCGTTTAACAATCTCCTTAAAGGCATCACCGAAGGTCTTGAATGCCTCACGATTATCCACCTCCCATATGAATGGAGAAGTCTTAACATCAATGGGGTCACCCTTCTCATTGACAGCACCGACCATATCAATCTCACCGAACAGAACACGGACACGCTTCACTGACTTGATTAGATCCTTCATCTTGTCAGGTACTGAGTTCCAGTCTTCAATGAAACCTGCTGGCTTACCACAGTTGAACCCACCATCTGTGTCCTTAAGGTCTACGTTAAGGTTGTCAGACATAAGAGTCTTAACATACCGACTGTTAGCAGGGTCACTGATGTACCGCTTGTACATAAATGACTGCATAAAGAATCGGACGTTAGCCTCTGGTGCATAAGCAAATGTTCCGTCCTCTTGTTCCAGACGATACTGCCCTGCCTCCACAACTTCCATCTTCTTCTTCTTACCATCTACCTCAACGACACCCATCAATGGGGTATGCCACATACGTAGACGGGGTAGCTTGTTCTTAGAACCACCACCTCCTGTCTCATTAGCCATACCTGTTAGGCGCATTAACTCTTCTTGACTTACTTGATTTAAAGCTACTTCACTCATACTCATTATCCTTTATGCTATTAGCAATCTACTTGATCTAACCAATTGTTTCCCATCTTAGCTTCCAGTGATAGAGGTAAGTTAAAATCAATATCCCACAGCTTATTTACTGTGCTTACTAACTTACTCTCTACTTCCACTACGACTGCTAACATATCAGTCTGCTCGTCAGGGTGTACATCCACTACCATACTATCATGAACTGTGTTAACTATGCAAGATAATAAACCTCTCTCCTTCATCACTTTCTCCATCATCAGCAGTGCAACTGGCACTATATCTGCCGTAGCAAATGACTGAACAGGATAGTTCTTAATCATGGTAAAGTTTGTAACAGTACCATCACGCCTCCTTGACACATCGGGGAAAGCAAACTGCCTACCCGAAGGTGTTGTAATCTTTCTCTCTGACAGGGCTTCAGTGGCTAACCTCTTGTGCCACTCTGCTATTCCACGATACTTATATAGGAAGTGAGTATAATATTCTGCCTCTGCTGGAGTACGACCATACCCTGAAGCACCATACAAGGGGGCAAAGGTGTGTTCCTTAGCGTTCTGCCTAGCTATAGGCTGTCCTGCCCCACCTATGATGTCTGCGGTGTACTGATGTACATCAAATCCTTCTAACACCTCCTTTATAGCAGTCTTATCCTGTGAAAGAAATGCTGCTACACGAAACTCTAGCTGCCCAAAGTCAGCCTCCATTATCTTGCCACCCTTCCATCGTGATATAAACACACGCTTAACAGGGAACGTACCACCCCTTGGCATGTTCTGCATGTTAGGGTTACGTCCTGACAGCCTAGCAGTAGAGGTAATGTGCTGAGTCAACTGTACATGCAGCATACCATCTGCCTTAGTGTACTTCTCTATGCCACCTACAAAGGAGGATAGGTATGATTCAATAGCGTTAAGTCTACGCAGCTTCTTTAAGAAGTTACCCTCACGCTCCATGCCCTTGCCTCTAGCCGTAGCCTCAAGTGTCTCAAGGATTCCCTTACCTGTACTGAAGCCACTAGCACTAGCCCATGTAGCCTTGGGTGGTGTGAACTTAAGTCCTGCCAACACCTTAGTCTGTGTGAGTACATAGCCCTTTCGATCACATGACTGACAGATGTTCTTGTTCTTACGAGGCGTACCCTTCTTAGTAAGATGCTGAACCATGCCAGTGCCATTGCATATGACACACTTGCTAGCCTTAGTCTTGTAGACAGGGCCACACTGAGACTTCATAGTATCCTTGAATGCTGAGTCAGACATGAATGCATTAACACTCAAGGCCCACAACTTCTTATCTACAGGCTTACGAGAGAACACTAGTGCTGATAGCTGCTCTGGTGAGTTAATGTTTACGGGTGTATCACCCATCAACTCCTCAACAAACTCCATAAGTTCCTCTGATAGAGTAGCCCTCTCTTCTTCAAACTCAGTCTTTACTTTGTTCAACTCTACTAAGTCTACCTTGATGCCTCGCTTATAGATCAGTGCCAGTTCATAGCAAGTATCCATAGTAAGATCTAGTACAGACTGCATACTACTGTTCTCGTCATTGGCAAACCTTACCATCTGTTTCTTGTAGACACCAAGAGTAGAGCGCAAGTCGTAGCGTAGGTACTCGTCCAGTTCATCAAAGGGAATGTCCTTTGTAGATGTACCAGACTTCCAGTAGTCGGACATAGTATCAAGCTTCTGCTCTTCCAGTTCATACTGTGCAGATACAAAGCCTAAGTTAAGAGGAGACTTGACACCCTTGTTAAGTATGTACTCACCTAACATGGTGTCGTATATCTTTCCGTCATACACAAAGCCACATTCCCATATCCACGTAAGGTCATGCACTGCATTGTGACAGACCAGTAGGGTGGTGGCATCTAATATGTTCTGCGTTATTATATTTCCATTACAAGTGGGCGGTTCATCTGAATGAGTAAAGGTAACTACAGTTTCATCAGAGTAATAACTCATACTCTCAGATAGCATACCTATCATAACCAACTCATTCTCTGACTCAAAGGGATCAAAGTGCTGCTTGCCATCCCTCTTACAGGTGGTGTTCTCTACATCCAATATAGTAATCATAGCTTACCCCTTAAGTATTTAATTGCTCTCTTCATTCGTGCAACATCATCATGGAAACAACCTAATGCTCTGTTGCACCTATGGCATAGCCAGCCCCTGAAATCATCTGTCTCATGGTCATGGTCAAGAACCCAAGCAGAGTTACTAGGCCCACCAGTAGCAGCCCTCTCTTCATCACATAAGCACACGGGACATTCATACCCCTCAGGTGGCTGACCATGTAATTCCTTAAGCCCTTTACGCACTCTAGTTAACTCATTACTACAGGCTCTACACTCATGCCGTACATAACCGCCCTTACCTACGGGGCTGAAGTCTGTCACAGGTAGAGTATGATTACACTTGGAGCATACCTTTGTGTCCTCACACTCAGGATGTGCTTCATATAACTCTATGTCCTCAATAAATAATTCTATTTGATCAAACACCATACCTTGCAATCCTCCCGTCTAACATGCAAGTCACCTTGCCATGCCATCCTGTTAGTTTGTTCTTGGTTATGTTGATATGCCGCATAGGATCATCCATAGTATCGTCTTCACTAATGGCAGGGTTCTTAGCAATGAGCAGCATGAGGTCAGCCTCTGATGCCTTACCTGTCTTAGAACCTTCCATCATAGACTGATTAAGGATTACCTTACCCTCTGCCTCTGCACTTAGCTGTGACATATAGAACATGGCACACCCATACTGCTTGGAAATGTCCCTAGCATAGATAGCATTAGCCTTGAGCATCATGTCCTCACGGGCAGCACCATTGAGCCTAG